TCATCAGTACGTGTAATTTCTATTCGTAGCTGTCATACCTGCAGGTTGTAGCTTATCATTCTTTTCAGGATAGAATAACATTGTCTGATAAAAATCATAATAGCTTTGTATCTTTACATGACCTGCACGATCTAGTTCATCTAGCTCTTGTGGTACATCTTCAAATCTTTCTTCCATTTCTTTTCTCCCATGTTTCATAAATTACTTGGTTTGGTTGATTAGCTTGCTCTTCATACAAAGTCAAACCATAATCATAACCTTGTTTGTAATAAGTTGAAAACCTTTTTGTTTCATCTATTTCTCCATAAATTAATCCATCAGCAACTCCATCTTTGAAGAATGATAGATAGTTTTGTCTTCTTTTTTCTATAGGTGTTTGCATATTTATCTCCATAAAAAGGGGGATAACCCTCCCTATTATCCCCTATTAATTTGTGCTACTTACTAGTGGTGCAACCAATCATTAGGCATAGGAGGACATAATGATTGCACTAGCAAGCAGCATCGCTCTAACAATATCTACCTATCTGTCATCACAAGTGAACTTAATGTCAGCTTACAGGATAGACTATAGGCCTTTTAAAGACTGTGACCTTTCGGCTTGTTAGAGTGAATACTTATACAGCTTGATACTGTTTACGTAATTGTTCATCAAGCCACAACTCATGTGAATCGTCAAGTTGATCTGCATACATGGTCTCCCACATCTTTGTGGTTTTGACAGTCATCTTGTTGACCCACACTTCTGAGTTCTCATTGCCATATGGCTGTGCTACATCAACCATATGTTTAAACATAGATCGATAGTTTTCTGGTGATGCAATGCGTGATATCTCAGTGCATAGTTTGAGTTCTTTTGTTGTGTATGTAATCATTCGCTTCTAGCCTCCACTATTCTGTATGTTAATTCTTGTGCAATACTATCAAGATGATGACATTCTATTAAATATTCTTCACAAGCATTTTGAAATTCATCAAATGACATAGCTTGCACTTTAGTCAAAGTTGTTTCTAATAATTGTTCGTAATATTGATTAGACATTTGTTACCTCCTTTATGTCAAGAAATATATTGTTGTTGTGTTGCAAGTATTTAGTGAATGCATTGTTACGTTCAACCTTTGTCTTCTCTGGTCGTGATACTTCTGTTGGGTGTGATGCCCAGTGTGTTACTGTATTGTACAGACTCCATACTGTGCTACCCATTTCGCTTTTGTATTGTGACCATAGTCTTTGAAGGTTGTATACTTGTGTTGCATTGTAGTGCTTACCATCTATTGTTGGTCGTGCTGAGTAGCATACCTTTTGAAACAATCGATCAGCATCATCTTCATCAACACGCATACCATGCCATGCTTTGTACTTCTCTTCACTATTACGAAAGACATCAAGTGAATGTTCAAGATGCTCAAAGTTATAGTTGAAGATACCATTGTGCTTGAGTTTGAAGTTGGCAATCTTATCAGGTGTAGTACATTCATTCATGCAGAACATACGCAAGCCATACGCATTGATCATGACTGACCACATACCATTGTATGAATTACGTAGTGTCACTTGATAAGCAATGTAATCATTGAGTGACGGATCTTTTATCATTATATCTCTGCAAGTAAACTTAGCTACCATCAATGCACCATTGTCATGCAGCCTTACATTGACATGATAATCCATAGATATACGATCAAGGATATTCATTACAGGATTCACTACATCTTTGTGTAGTACTGGTCTGTATTGCAATGAGTGTGTTGCTAGATACTCATTTGTATCTGTTCGTACCAATGCAACACGATCAGGTATATGTATATCACCTGATGGATCATCATCTACATTAGCTTTGATTGGCACAGATTCTATTGGAAAATTGTAGTCTTCCCAATGATCTGTAGCTAGTCTTTCAATACTTGATTTAGTCATATGATTCATGTTGTCCTCCATATTGAATCGTTAAAATATATGCCATACTACGTACAGTATGTATCCAAAGATACAAAACAATGTGCATGACAGACCTAATTCTACAAGCATCTCCTTGTAGTACTTAGATTTGTAACCAGTATCACTGGTATTTTGTATGTGTAATTTAATATATTTATTGTTCATAATTTATCCTCCGTATAAAAAATTAACTATGAGTTTAACTTTATTATAATTTAATTCAAGCAACACGAAACCAATCTATTCTGTGTTGAACTAGCCCAACCATTTTTGAAAAAGAAAAAGATATAATATCTCTACTCAGTAGAACTGAGTAGAGATTGCTAAGGCTGTTAAGCCTTAGCATACTTTTCTTTGAGTTTAGCTTTCTGCTTATCAGTTAGCTTGTTAGTAGAAGAACCATTCTTGAACGTTAGCATACCCCACTTGGACTCGAAGTTTTCCTGTTCAATAGCTTTGTAGCCAGTCATCTGATCGATACGAACTCTCAACTCACCAAGATAAGTATCAAGTTTATCAAAGTCATTTGGGAATCCAAAGCCAGTATAACGTTCAAAAGCACCACGACCATAGCCACCTTTAGCGTCTAGGTCGTAGTCGTCATCAATAATCTCAAGCAACATAGCTGACCCAGTTTCATATTCTGTTTCCATGCTTGCAATTAATCTATTCAATGTACCAATATGACATTTATAGATATACTTCATCTTACTCTCTAACTTGGAGTCATTCTTAGATGTAGTATCTGTTAGGTTATTGATTAGTACTTCCATTAAGTTTGTGTTTTGAATTGTCATTTTGTCCTCCTGTAGTAAAATTAACAATAAGCTCGGTCAAGCATAGTTATTATACTACTAATAGCGTCACGCCTAAGCGTGACACAATAGAGATGTAAAGCAAAAACCACGAGGGTCCGCCCAAAGGGTGGATACGTTGTTTTTACTTTACATATAACAACTATGATAGACCAAAGCCTTATGTTCAATTTTCACTGCAGGAGGTCTTACAAAATACTTCAAAAGACTAACTTAATACTTGGAAGTACTCAGCAAGAAACTAATAGATTTACGGAATCTTAGAATGACGGAACAACACCAATACTCTTTTCCCATCTTTTCCAGTATCCCTCTTACCCCCTTAAGTCATTGTAATAAAAGGAGAATAAAAAAGCCCTTGACAGCAAATTTAGGGCTGTGTCATAAAAGGGGGTAAGGGGGATTCTCTTGTTAAAACAGCTTAAGTTAACCAATAAACAGATGAGTCTAGTTGATACGATTGTAGCAACTGGTTGTAGTGTTAAAGAGGCAGCCGCAAAGTCAGGATACGCAAAAGGTGAGTCAGGTAGAGTGACAGCCAGTAAGACTTTGCGATTGCCTCATGTCCAAGAATATATGCAACAGAGAATAAGAGATAGTATTGGTCTTAATGCTACGATAGCTTCTAGGAAGGTACTGGACTTAGCGAGTAGTGCTAAGTCTGAGTACGTACAGCTAGAAGCGAGTAAGGATATACTAGATAGGGCAGGATATAAGCCAGTAGATAAAGCAATGCATTTAGTTCAGGGTAATATATCTGTGAGCATAGACTTGACATAGATAGGGGGGTTAAAAAAGTCTGTTCGTTTATATGACAGTGGTCCTACTCAAACATTATAGTTCAAAAAGGTACGTTATGATTGAAATACATTTTAGATTGTTTAAACTCTTCAATAGGTTTAGTAACTACTTCTATGGGAAGTACTGTAGAGGACTACATAGAAAGCAAGGAAGGTAGACATGGCTAAGACACCTGCATGGACACGCAAAGAAGGAAAGAATCCTAAGGGTGGGTTAAATGCAAAGGGTCGTGCTTCTTATAAAGGTGGTACATTGAAAGCACCTGTTAAGAGTGGTGATAATCCTAGACGAGCTTCTTTTTTGGCTCGGATGGCAGGAATGAGAGGGCCAGAGAAAGATGCTAAAGGTAAACCTACAAGATTATTATTATCGCTTCGTGCATGGGGTGCGAGTAGTAAGGCAGATGCTAGGGCGAAAGCTAGAGCAATTAGCAAACGTAATAAGGCTAAGAAGAAGTCAGCATGAGTTTATTCAACTAGAAAAGGAGACGACTATGCCAATGGGTAAAGGAACTTACGGAAAAACTAAAGGTAGACCACCAAAGAAGACAGGTCTTACTGGCAAGCAAAAGACATTGCCTAAATCATTACAGGCAAAAATTATGAAGTCGAAGAAAAAGTAAATGGCTGTTAATGCTGCAGGAAACTATACCAAACCTGCTATGAGGAAAGCCTTGTTTAATAGGATTAAGGCAAGTAATAAGGGTGGTAAGTCAGGTCAATGGAGTGCAAGGAAAGCACAGATGTTGGCAAAACAATACAAAGCTAAAGGTGGGGGTTATACTTCTTAATGGCTTTAAAGAAAACACAGAGATCTCTTCGTGCTTGGACTAGGCAGAAGTGGAGAACGAAATCAGGCAAACCTAGTACACAAGGGCCGAAAGCAACTGGTGAACGTTATCTACCTGAGAAAGCAATTAAAGCTTTATCTTCCAGTGAATACGCAGCCTCTTCGGCTGCTAAACGAAAAGCAATTAGAAGAGGTAAACAGGTATCTAAACAGCCCAAAAAGATCGCAGCAAAAACGAGAAGTTATAGATCTTATTCATAGGATAAAAGAATGAGTTTTCTCCATACGTTAAAAAAAGAAGAAAGAAGAATACTTCGTGAGGTGGTAAAGAGAGTTCACCTCAAACATCACCCTGAACAATTTTGTACAGATCGAGAGGCTGATAAAGTTATATCTGTTATAGGCCCTGAGACTGTAGATACTTTGTTAAGAATAGGGGTTAATACAAACATTGATAACGTTTAAATACAAACCTGATGGTGAAGTTCTTAAGGCATTTATGAAAGACGATACTTTCTTTCGTGGGATACGAGGCCCAGTAGGAAGTGGTAAATCTGTTGGATGTTGTATAGAAATTTTTAGACGTGCATTAATGCAGAAGAAATCTGAGAATGGTAAACGCAAAAGTCGTTGGGCAATTATCAGAAACACGAATCCACAACTTAGAACAACAACTATTAAGACTTGGCTTGATTGGTTTCCAGAGGAAGATTGGGGTAAGTTCCAATGGTCTGTTCCTTACACTCATCATATTACACAGGCTGATCTTGATATGGAAGTAATCTTTCTTGCTTTAGATCGGCCAGAAGATGTCAAGAAACTTCTCTCCCTTGAATTGACAGGAGTATGGGTGAATGAAGCAAGAGAGATACCCAAGTCAATTATTGATGCTACTACTATGAGGGTTGGTCGATACCCTTCTATGAGGGAGGGTGGTGCTACTTGGTCAGGTGTAATCTGTGATACTAACAGTCCTGAAGAAGATCACTGGTGGCCAATCATGTCAGGCGAAGTTCCTGTTCCTGATCATATTTCTAAGGAAGAAAGTAAGATGTTAGTTAAGCCTGACAACTGGATATTCTTTACTCAGCCTAGTGGAATGATTGAAGAAAAAGATGAGGATGGTGCTATAACTGGATATAAACCTAACAAGGATGCAGAGAATAGAAAAAATATTTTAGACTCATATTATCCTAACTTGGTTCAAGGTAAAACAAAGAGTTGGATAGATGTGTATGTAATGAATAGATTAGGTTCTATTCAAGATGGTAAACCAGTTTACAATATGTTTGTAGCAGATACCCACGTTTCAAAAGAAGAAATACCTATAGCTGATGGTGTACCACTGTATATAGGTTTAGACTTTGGTCTTACACCTGCTGCTGTTTTCGGACAAAAGGTTAGGGGTCGTTGGTTAATACTACAAGAGATTGTAGCCTTTGATATGGGCATAGTTCGATTTGCTGAACTATTAAGGGCAGAAATAGCTACACGATATAACAACCTTGAGGTTAATATTTTTGGTGATCCTGCAGGTGACTTTAGATCACAGACAGATGAATCCACACCTTTTCAGATATTAAGGGGTGCAGGATTAACAGCTAGACCTACAAATAGTAATGATGTTTCGCTAAGAATAGAGTCAGTTTCTTCGGTATTAAATAGGATGGTTGATGGCTTATCAGGAATTTTGATTGACTTTAGGTGCAAAGAGTTGGTAAAAGGATTTGAGGGTGGTTATCAATATCGCCGACTTCAAGTGTCAGGGGAGCGATATGAGGATAAACCTCTCAAAGACAGGTACTCACATATACATGATGCTATGCAGTATCTTATGTTGGGTGCAGGTGAAGGAAGGCAAGTGTTAGGCATGGGAAATAAAATAGAGACATTTAATGCTAGAGTAGAGTATGATGTTTTTAATCGCAGACCTAAACAAGCTAAACGTCAAGGTTTATGGGCAAGAATGTAAGGAGATTGCTATGTGCATAGGTGGTGGTAGCTCAAGTCCTCCTCCTCCAACTAAGGAGGAGAAAGAAGCTGAAATGGAAAGAGAAGCTCAAAAAGAAGAAGAAACAGCAAAAAGAACTGAAGCAAGGCAAGATGTTCTTGAAGAAAACATTACAAGAAGACGTAAGGGGTCAGGTCGTAGATCACTTCTTCGTGGTTCTGGTGGTGGTATTGGCTTTTATAATGAGTACAATAGATAATGCATGAAAAAACTGCAGAGGGTATGATCCAAAGATATGAGAAGGCTCTTACTGTCAGACGAGAGTTTGAGGAGCTTTATGATGAGATCTTTGAGTATTGTCTTCCCCAAAGACAAGGATTTAAAAATTATACCCCCGGCCAAAGGCGAGATGATAAGATCTTTGATGAAACTGCAGTTGTTGGTATTCAAGAGTTTGCTTCACGACTGCAAGCAGGTTTAACACCTAACTTTGCTAGATGGGCAGATTTTATTACTGGCTCTGAAGTTCCTGAAGAAGAAAGAGATGATATTAATAATGAGCTTGATAAAGTTACTGATTATGTATTTGAGATATTACAAACATCAAACTTTGCTCAAGAGATACATGAGTGCTTTATAGATTTAGCTTTAGGTACTGCAGTCTTACTTGTTACAGAAGGTGATGCCGTAAATCCAATTAGATTTCAATCTATTCCATTACCTCATGTTGTTTTAGATACTGGCCCTGATGGTAGGGTAGATCATGTATTTAGAGAACGCATGATTAAAAATGCAGATATAATGGTTGCATATCCAAAAGCAGTATTAACACCAAATATATTAGAAAGGATAAATAATTATCCTGAGTCAAAATGTAAAATACTAGAAGTATCTTGCAGATTATATGATGATATTAATGAAGAAAAGTATTCTTATATGGTCATTGATATGGCTAACAAAGAATTGATTATGCAGGAAATATTTAAAGGTGTTGGGTCAAATCCATTTATTGCTTTTAGATGGAGTAAAGCTAGTGGTGAAATATATGGCAGAGGCCCTGCTGTAAATGCATTAAGTGCAATTAAAACCTGCAATCTTACTATAGAAATGATACTTGAAAATGCACAGATGGCTATATCAGGTATCTATCAGATAGATGATGATGGTGTAGTTAACGTAGATACAATAAACTTAGTCCCTGGAACTGTAATTCCTAAAGCACCTAATACTCAAGGACTACAACCAATTAGATCAGCAGGGTCTTTTGATGTAGCTAATCTAATTTTAAATGATATGAGAAACAATATTAAAAGGGCATTATATAATGATATGCTAGGTGATCCAAATAAAACACCTGCATCTGCTACTGAGGTTGCTGAACGTATGGCTGATCTATCAAGAAAGATTGGATCAGCATTTGGTAGACTACAAGCAGAAATGGTTCAGCCAGTATTGCAGAGGGTGATTTACATTCTCAGGCAACAGGGCCGAATAGAAATGCCTACAGTTAATGGAAGAGAAGTAAAGATTAGGAGTGTGTCTCCCCTTGCACAAGCTCAATCTAATCAAGATATAGTTTCTCTAAATAGATTTTTACAGACAGTAGCAGGATCATTTGGCCCTGAAGTATTAAATATCTTAATTTCTTCAGAGGATACTGCACTGTACTTAGCCAAGAAGTTTGGTGTGCCTGATGCATTAATTAGAGATGCTGATGAAAGACAGCAACTAGTTCAAATGGCACAGCAGATGCAACAAGCCCAACAGCAAGGAGAGATGCCTAGTGGCCCAGCCGAAATACTTGGGGGTTGATGGATACCAACGACCTCGTGAACAAGACGAAAAATTATCACAAGATACATTAGCATTATTCAATACACCTGTAGGTCAGAGTGTGTTGCAATACCTTAAGTCCATTACTGTAGATGCAGTAGCAGGGCCTAATATAACTGATGCCGAACTAAGGCATTTAGAAGGGCAGCGATATCTTGTTGCCCTTATTGTTAAACGAATCAATCACGCACAAAGGACAAAGAAATGAATGAAGCACCACAAGAATCTGCTACAGAAACTTCTGTAGAAAATACCTCTGCCTCCACAGTCCCACCTACGGAAGCTGTAGCAGATACCACAACTAGACCTGAATGGTTGCCTGAAAAGTTTCAGACACCTGAAGATTTAGCTAAATCTTATTCTGAGTTATCTACTAAGATAGGTCAAAAAGAAGAAGAAATAGAAAAAAAACTACAAGAGAAACTAGAAGAAGAAGCCTTTTCACAAAGACCTGCTAGTGCAGGTGACTATCAAATACCTGAAGTATTAAGTGAAGAAGAGGCTGCAACTAATCCACTTCTTAAGGAATGGGCAGAGTATGCTTGGGAAAACGGATATTCTCAAGAAGAGTTTTCTCATTGGGTAAATAAGTTTGCTGAATATCAAGAGGCACAACAGCCTGATTTAAATCAGATTAAACAAGAACTAGGTGACAATGCTAATCAAAGAGTTGAGTCTGCTCAGTTATTTTTGCAAAAGTTTTTTCCGACAGAAATGCAAGATGCAATAGCACAACTAGGTACTTCTGCAGAAGGTATTAAGGCTGTAGAATATATACAGAAACAAATGCAAAGCACAACAATTTCAAATCAAGCGACTGTTCCTGCAGGTCTGACTCAAGAAGACGTTGAGGCTAGAATGAGAGATCCACGTTATTATGATCCTGCTAGAAGAGATAGAGGCTTTGTAGATCAGGTGAATAATGACTTCCAAAAACTTTATGGGTAGTGGTGTCTACAGTGGGCAATCCATTGTAGAAGCAGATATATCTCACATTAATTATTTACAGGATAATTTAAGAGATACAGATGTAAGGGAGTGCATGATACATGGTGCTACTCCCTTTCGTGCATTAATGGCAGGTTTTAGAGAGAATAAAGCCGAAACTTACACAGTTATATTAGATGGCAAACCTGCTATGATGTTTGGTGTAACACCTGTTTATGAACATATGATTGGAAAGATATGGGCATTAGGCACTTATCGTATTGAAGATCATTCAAGAAAGTTTCTTTTTTGGAGTAGAAAAGTAGTAGATTACTTCCAAAAACAATATTATCAACTAGAAAATGTAGTACCTGCAGACCACACAAGAACTATAGATTGGCTTGATTTTTTAGGATTTACTATCCTAGAAGAGCCAGTAATGATCAATGGTTATCAGGTTTTAAGATTTATACGTTGCAAAGACAATAAATTTTTGTTAAAGGATAAAGAACAGCCTGTTATAAGCTGATGGCCCAAACGGATAACCAGATGAAGCTAAAGACGGATAACTGGAAATTAGTAATTTTAATTTTAAACAGGAGATCTAATCATGGCTAATACAATTGATACAGCCTTTATTAGGCAGTTTGAAACTGAAGTTCATCTAGCTTATCAAAGAATGGGTAGTAAATTAAGAAATACTGTCCGTACTGTAAGTAATGTGAATGGAAGTACAGTACGTTTCCAAAAGATTGGTACTGGTTCTGCCTCAACCAAATCAAGAAATGGTATGGTTACACCAATGGAATTAACTCACACCACAGTTGATGTAACACTCTCAGACTACTATGCTGCAGAGTACATTGACAAATTGGATGAGTTAAAGACAAACATAGACGAAAGACAAGCTGTAGCACAATCTGCTGCTGCTGCTCTAGGTCGTAAGACTGATGAGTTACTTATCACTGCAATGGACGCAGGTGCAAACTCAACACAAATACATGACACAGGTTCAGCTTTAGAAAAAGCAGACTTGCTTTCATTGTTTGAAACAATGGGTGCTGCAGATATACCTGAAGATGGTGGAAGATATTTAGCTATGAATCCAAAAGGATATGCTGACTTATTCCTTATCACAGAGTTTGCTTCATCTGATTTTGTCGGAGAGCAAAACCTACCATATGCAGGTGGTATGTCTATGAAAGAGTTCTTAGGATTTAAGGTATTCTCAACTAGTGCTGTTACTGCAGGTAAGAACATAGGCTACCACACTTCTTCTGTGGGTCTAGGTATTGGTGCAGATGTAACTACTGAGTTAAATTATGTACCTGAGAAAGTTTCACACTTAGCAACTTCAATGATGTCAATGGGTGCTACTGTCATAGATGACAATGGTATCTATGAAGTCCTTGACAACAACTCATAAGGAGATAGATCATGGCTTATAGTGCGACTGGATTAACACGCATGGCAGGTGGTGGTGGCTACAATATGTGGTACTACTCAAGTACTGATGCATTGTCAGTAGTCCGTGCCTCTGGTTATTTTAATGATGCAGCAGGTATGATGAATGTTGGTGACTTAGTTATCGTATACGATAGTGATGCACCTACAATCGCTTTATCAGTTGTTTTATCTAACACTGGTTCTGTTGTTGATATTGCAGATGGTACTGCAATTACAGTAACTGACACAGATTAGGAGTAGGGGGAGCAATCCCCCTAATCTTTTATGACAAGTACTGCAGCAAATTCATCAATAGATATAGCATCAAGGGCATTAGTTCTTATAGGATCAGAGCCTATTACATCTTTTGATACTGCAAGTACGGAAGCCTTAGTTGCATCTAATATGTATGAAGACACAGTTAGAGCAACACTTTCTTCAGCAAGATGGCGATTTGCTACAGAGCAAGCAGTTTTAAATCAATTAACAGATGTGCCTACTGGTAGATTTGCTATCGCACATCAATTACCAAGTGACCTTTTAGTGTTACATGGTGTTACAACAAATGATAGATTAATAGAATATACTGTATATGGAGATAAAGTATTCTCTGATTCCACAACACAAGATACTTTAATTGCTGATTATACATACAGAGCCACAGAAGACACATGGCCTAGTTACTTTTCTTTAGCAGTTGAGTATGCATTAGCATCTATATTTGCTACATCAATAGCAAGAGATGATGGGTTGATGCAGGTAATGGAAGCTAAAGGCACTCAGCTTATGGCTAAAGCAAGAAATCTTGATTCACAACAACAGACTACAAGAAGATTATCAACATCAAGGTTTATAACAAATAGGAGAAGTTAAATGGCTAGAGTAAGAGTGCCATTAAATAACTTTCAATTTGGAGAGGTAAGCCCATCATTAACATCAAGAACAGATACAAAGGTTTACACAAACGCAGCAGAAGAAGTTCGCAACTTCTTTATACGATCAGAAGGCGGCTTGAAAAAGAGAACAGGTACAAAGAGATGGGCAAACTTTGGTAGTAATCCTGCACACTCATCAGATCTTAGACAATCAGTAAGAATAGAACCTTTTATATTTTCGGATGATGAAAAATATATAATAGCATTTAGCAATACTAGGATAGAGATATTTCAGATAAGCCCTACTACTGGTGATATATCTTCTATACAATCAATTACTGGGCAGTCTTGGTTAGTAAACACAACTGCCGCACCTTACCTTGAAGAGATTACCTTTGCACAGCAAGGTGATGTTATGTTTATAGCACATCAAACATTTATGATTAGATTGCTTACAAGAACATCATTAACAACATTTGCAGTTAGTACATTTAACTTTGATGAATCAAGAGATGGGAATGAAATATATCAGCCATATTTTCCATTTCAAGCATTAGGCACTACTATATCTTCCTCTTCAACAGGTGTAAGTGTTGCAAGTACAATATTGACTACATCAGATGACTATTTTACTGCAGATCATGTAGGTGTAAATTTGTTAATAGGAGAAACAAGATGCACTATAACAGCAGTGACAAATGCAACTACAGCTACAGGAACTTTACATGGAGCTATTAGAAGACAGTTACCCATTGACTCTTTGGAAACTATAGAAAACTCTAGTATAATTAAGGTTACAGATGCTTTACATGGACTTGCTACTGGAGCATCTGTTACTGTAGAAAGAGCAGGATCATTAGGCGGTATAACAAATAGCCACATAAACGGAACACATACTATTACAGTTATTGATGAAAATAGTTATGAGTATGATTGTGGTAATACAGCATCATCAACTGCTATAGGTGGTGGCTCACCAAGAATAATTAGTGGTGCAGCTACATCTGAATGGCAAGAGCAAAGTTATTCTGCATTAAGAGGTTATCCTGCTGCAGTTACATTTCATCAGAATAGGTTATGGTTTGGTGGCACACTAGCACAACCTGATGGTATATGGGGTAGTAAGTCTGGTCAGTATTTTAACTTTGATATTGGTGATGCAGAAGATGATGATGCTATAGACTTAACAGCAAACGTAGGTGAGATATTTACTATAAGACATTTAGTATCTAACAGAGATTTACAGGTATTTACTACAGGTGCAGAACTATTTGTGCAAGCACCAGTTGATAAACCAGTTACACCTGCTAATGCACAGATACGCAGACAAACACCTTATGGTGCTTCATTTGTAAAGCCAAGTGTGTTTGATGGTGCTACTTTGTTTATACAGAAAACTGGTAGTGCATTAAGAGAGTTTCTATTTACAGATGCAGAAGCAGCTTATACCTCTGTTGCTGTATCAGGACTTGCACCACATCTAATATTAGATCCAGTACAAATGACATCTATTAAAGGTGCTTTGAATCGAAGTGAATCTTATGCCTTTCTTATAAATAATGATGGAACAATCGCTGTCTTTTACTCCGTAAGAGGAGATCAGAAAGCAGGTTGGGCATTATGGAATACACAAGGAACATGGCATAGTATATGTTCTGTACATGAAAGATTGTTTGTTGTTGCAGCTAGGGATGATGGATCAGGCACAACTAAGTATTTCTTAGAAGAGTTCCAAGATGATATGCCTATGGACTTCTGTGATAGTTTTACAGGAAGTGCTAGTGTATTTACAGGTTTGGCTACGTCACATTTTGCTAATGATGCTGTGGTTAAGGCTACAAATGGTAATGACTATCTTGGTGAGTTTACTATATCAGGTGGTCAGATAGATGCATCCTCTGTAAAGAGTGGTATTACACAAGCCTATATTGGTTATGCATTTACTCCTACAATTAAAACACTACCTATTGATGCAGCTATACAAGGTGGCCCATTGACAGGTGAGCCTAGACAGATTCCTAAAGTTGTATTAGATTTATTTGAAACAACTGCAGTAAGTGTTACAGGGCCAAAGGATACATCTACAACAAGAGATCTTATTATTAGAAATGTTACAGATGATATGAGTTTAGATAGGGTAGCAGTTACAGGTAAGGAAGAGTTTAGGATGTTAGGTTACAGTCGTGATCCAAGAGTAACAGTATCTCAGTCGTTTCCTTTGGATCTTCAAATTAATGGTATGATAGTAGAGGTGGCATTTTAATGGAACCAACAACAGCATTAGCTATAGGCTCAACAATATTTCAGTTTATGGGGTCAAGAAGTGCAGCAAAGGCTGCCAAAAGAGAAGCTGCTTTAAGAGCTAGACAAATAGAAACACAAAAGAAACAAGCTCAATTACAAGCATTACAAGAACATAATATCCGTATGTCAAACCTTAATACATTTATAGGCACAAACAGATCTTTAGCAGGTGTTCTCGGTAGAGATATAGGCACTGATAGAAGTCTTGGTAAAATAATAGATAAAGCAAGAAAGGAAACATCTACAGAAGTAGCTAGAGCAAATGTGCAGTTATTAGGTGAACAAGCAAACAGAAGTTTAGCACAATCAATGGCTATTATGAAAGGTAATAATTTAGCAAGGGCTTATCGCTATCAAGCATTTGGTTCTTTGTTAAAAGGATTTTCAACTGCAAGCAAACTTACCTCAAATCCATCTTCTAAGCAGGGAATATTTAGTTAATGGTAGAATTTTTAAAAGCTAAAAAAACTACGTTTGTAAACAGACCATTAGGTGTTGTGCCTGTAGATACAGGTGCGATACAAGCTGCACAAACTTTATCAAGAGTTTCTGGTGATTTAGCTACTATGTATTTTAAAGAAGCCACTGAAAAAGAAATGGAAAAGGGCAGAGATTATGTATCGTCTTTACCAACAAGAACAGAAATAGTTGATGAGTTAGGTGTAGGCACAGGTCAATATCAACTTAATTTTCAAAAACTAGACACTTCTTTAAGTAAAGTTGCACAACAAACAGCAGAGCCTTTATTAAAAAAGAAGTATGGAATTGCTTTAGCAAATGATGTTAACAAAAATATAAATAAACTTAGGCTTGGATCAAAGACATCAGCAGAGTTTCAAGAAAAAATAGATACATTTATACCTGAGTATGAGAAACAAATAACTAATCTTGGTGGTGGGGAGTATGTAAATCAAATTAGAGAAAGTGTAGCTAAGTTATCTACTCAACACTTCTTTGATATGGCATTAAAAGAAAATAAACAAAACCTTATTGAAGAAGGTTTTAATACAATAGAAATTATTGGTAATTCAACAAGAGATTTAAGTGCAGAAGCTACACAAATATATTCATTTGATAATATTGATAATGAATTAAAGTCATTAAAAGGTGTGCAAATCGATTTATTAAATAATTTAGATGCTGCCTACAGCAATGGTAATGGTGTTGGAATTACAAGAACGCAATACAATAATCAAAAAAGAGATATACAAACAGCAATACCTTTAGGGTTATTAAAAAGTTTTTCAACAGATAAAGACACTACACAAATGAGAGGTGCTGTAAGGTATCTAAACGCAGGCGTAAAAATAAAAGAATTAAACGCTGATGATTATAAAAACTTAGATTTAATTAAAAAAGAATCAGGATCTAATATAGATATAATTGTTGATGAAGCAAGACAAGTTTCTAGTAATGTTTCTAATATAGAATCAGGAAGAAGAGTTAAGCAAAATCAACAAGATGAATTAGAAAATAAAATTGAACAAGAAAGAAAAAAAGATCCACAAACGCAAATTAATTATACAGAATTTACACAATCACTTGAGTTACAAACAGATGATTTGGCTAGTGAATATGTAGAAACTGGTAACATTAACATTAATAAAATTACTCAATTTTATAATCGAATAGATAATGCTGTAGGTGTAAAAAGCGAAGATCCTGAACTAGTTAAAAAGTATGGAAAAGGTAATGGTTTTGTAAATTTAAGTTTAAAACAGGCAGGTGCAATAAAAGAACTGGTTTTAACAGAAACAGTTAGAAAGGTTTTTCAAAGTGGGGAAATAATAAATAACGCACAAAGTCTTGGTAAAATTATAGCAAAGGTAGCCAATCCTAGTAAAAACATATCTCTTACTGAAGGCGAAGAAAAGTTTTATAACTTAGTTAATGATATATCTGAACGTGGTCATATAAATAAATCATCTACTCAAGGTGCAATACAAGATGTTTTAAATAAAGTTATTAGTCAATCAGGTGCTGATGCTCGTAACAATACACAGATAAGAGAAACTGATAGAGTAATAAAAGATATTGATAATGATCTTTTTGACACTTCAAGCAAAAAAGATAGAGAAATAGTTGATAATGTATTTGCGATAACTAACCCAAATCTTTTTAAAGATGGTTCATATGATCCACAAAATGATGATAATCATAGATCAATAGATTATCACATTATTAAAAAAGCAGTTGTGCCTCAAACATTAATTAAAAGTATGAGTGCATTAGCTGATGGTCGTATTACTAATAATCAAGAAGCAATGAGATTATTGTCAGCTTTTAGTAGGTATTCTCAAGTAAGAACTGGTAATACTTTAACTTCTAAAAATAATTTAGTTTTAGGAGGTATGTCTACTAAGGTTAATCAAACATTATCTGTTGTAACAGAATTGTATTCTTTAGCACAAGGTCAAACATCTTTTTTTGATATTAAAGGAACTGGTGCCAACGATCAAATTCAACTTGTGGATATAATTAATAAAGTTAATAGCAACAAAACAAATCCACCTAAAATTAATTATGAAAGATATGGTGACAAAGTTAATAGTGCAAAAGACTATTTAGCTAAGTTAGGATACAAGACATTTGAAATACAAGACCTTGATGAAGCTGCTAAAATAGGTATGTCACTGGGTATAGAAAAAGAAACATTAGATGATTTAATGAACGAGATTAGAGATAATGTTTATGGTGAAACAGAAGGCATAGTTGTAGATGTGTTTCATTCCACATCTTTAGATAGGAGTAGATATGCATTAACTAATACTGTTCCTGATGATGCTAAAAGAGAACAGATTAAAAATTTAATTAATAGTAAATTACCTGATGATGTAATGTTAAATAATACAACCTATAGTGTAGAAGATGCTGAAGATTCTGTTTCTACTATACAAGAAGAATTAGGTATTGCGGATGAAGAGTTTGTAGGTAAAAGAACTGGAGCATCATCATTTAGAATTGGTACAGATACATCAGAATCTTTAATGGCTAGAATGGAATTAAGAGATATAGCCGAGCCATTGAGAAGAAAGAAAACAAAAGAAGCTATTCAAACAGTTAAAAATGTTGCTTATCTTGTTCCCTACACTACTGCCTTTACAGGTGGAGATGTGCAAAATAGAAATGTACAATATCAAGTTGCAACCTTAAATGAGTATGGAACATTACAGCCATTGATTCATAATGGTGAATATTTCATATTTGATATGAAGTCTTTATTAGATGAAATTAAAACAACAAAAGAAATTAATTCAAGCCTAGATGTATTTACTAGTCCTGAAGAAAGAAGTAAGGCTGAAGTAACTAAAGTATTAGGTAATATTGAATAATGAATCCATTTGATAGTAATTATATTGCACCTAAATTAATACAAGAAGATCAAATATTTAGGCTGCAAACTAGAGGTAGCACTCCTCAATATCAATTACCTACACAAGATAGCCCTAGTTTTGGTGATGTGGTATCTGCACAATTAGGATACACATATGCACCTTTAATAGATGCTACAATCAATGCTATTAGATTTAGAGATGAAGAAGATCCTGATTATGACTCAACAAGAGATATGATAGGTTATGAAGAATATGCTGTTGACCTTATAGATGCTAAAAATGAAGAGCATATGAGGGAATTAAAAAAAGAAATAGATGAAAATAAAGAAAGAAGGCAAGTGCTTCTTGAGTCTAGTATTCCTAAACAACTTATAGCAGGTATATTTGATCCTATTAATCTTGTTGCTTTGCCTTTTGGTGGATTTGCTTTAGGCCCTACTAGAGCAGCATTGAAAGTAGGAACGCAGGTTGCAGGTTTGCAAGTAGGTCTTGAGGCTGCAAGACTGCCATTTGATCCTTTAGGTACTGTAGAAGAGTCTTTCGGTAATGTTGCTATGGCTTTTGGTGGTGGTGCTATCATTGGTGGTGCTGTTGGTGCAGTAATGAGCAAGAGAGTTGCTGCTTTAAAACAGTTAGAAAAGGAAAGTATTGATTTAATTAAGCAAACAGAAAAAGGCCCTGATAAAACTTTGTTGCAAAAAGCAAAAGATAGTGGGAAAGAAAGACCTTTTGAAATTACTAAGGAACTTAAAGTTAACAAAAAAGGTGATGCAGAACCTGTATATACAAATGAATATTTAATAGGTTTAAAGAATGCATTGCCTCTTGAAAGATTTGGTAATGAAAAAAGATTAGCAAATTTAAAAGCAAAAAGTGCAGATGTTTATGCAGCAGAACTTAAAGGTTTAAATGAACGTAAAATTGAACTAGAAACAAAAAACAAATCACCTAAAATTACTGAAGAACAAAAACAAACTAATTTAAATACTATTAAAGATATAAATAAACAAATTGAATTAGGTAATTCTTATAATAAAACATTAGATGATATTGGATCTAATCAAAGAATATTATCACAAATAGATGCCGAACTTGCAGTTAGAAGAGTTGATGAAGATGCACAAAAAAATGTGGGTATCCAAGATCCAATGGCATTAGAAAAGAATTGGTTCTTAGATAGTTTTATTTACAAAGCTATACCAACACCAATTAAGACTGTTCTTCAAGATTCGAAAATACCTACTACAATAAAAGAAATTATGTACAATCTAATTGGTGATAGTGGTATGAACTTAGCTAAAACTAAGTTTGGTTTGGCATCTGAAAACTCAGTTTATCAATTATCTAAAATAAGAGAAGGTGAATGGGTGGCTGTTCACGATCTTTTACGTACTATTTACAAAGAACAATATGGTAAGAATTTATATGCTATGGATATAGATGTTGATGATATTGTATCAAGAGTTAGAAAAAAAACTACATATCATGATTGGTTATCAGAAACCTATCAAAAGATTTTAAAAGAAGAGCCATTAACGGACATTGAAAAAAGAGTTAAAGGACAAATAGATGGGTTTATGCAAAGATGGGAAAAGCGATTAAGAGATGAAGGCATTATTGGTGATGTAAAGTCTTTGCAAAAAGAAGTAAATGCAAAGAATCTTAGAGTTTACAGGGATGTAAAAGAACTACAAGAAATTGCTGTACTTAATAAACAAGCACAAGATAAGTATGATCTTATATTAAAAGATTTAAATGATAGGTTTATGGGAGTTGGTGACAAAATAGGACTTACTCCTAAACAAATAGAATTTTTAGAATCATTAAAGTTACAACAAAAAAAAGGTGTATTTCTATCAAAAAATATGCAGTTTAAGAAGAATGCATTGATAAGAAGAATACAAAGAAACAGTAATGAGTTAATAGATCTTGATGCTAATTTAAAAATAGCTAAAGAAACACCTGTATTACCTGCAAATGAAGAGTTCTTTTTTCCTCGATACTGGTCAGCAGATAAAATAAAAGAAAACAGAGAAAAGTTTGCACAAATACTTACTGATTGGTTTATATCTAATCCAACAATTACTATTAAAAATGCTAAAGGATTAACAGAAAGAGTTCCTGCAAGAACACCTGATGAAATCATTAGAGCCACAAATGCTAAGTCTGTACAAGAAAGAGTTGGTTCTGTAATTAAAAAACTTACTAATGAAGCTACAGATCTTACTGATGATACTGTTGCTTTTTATGGTTATGGTAAATCAAAACATTTTAGACACAGAGAATTAGATATTCCTAACAAACTTGTTACTGAATTTATTGAAACTAATCCAGTACAGGTAATGAGAATATATACACAAAGAGTTGCACCAAAGTATGAGTTTTCTAAAAAGTATGGTGGCAGATCTATTGATGATGTTTTGGATGATCTTGATGATGATATGCTAAAAGCAGGTAGATCTGAAAATGAAATTAACAAACTACGTAAAAACTTTTTACACTCTTACGATAGAGTAGTGGGTCGTGTTTTGACAGATCCAACAAGATTAGATCTAAGATTTGCTAATATGTTAAGAGATCTAGCACAGCTTAATTACTTAGGTTCTGCAGGTATAAGTAGTATTCCTGATGTTGCTAAAATATTTATGGAACACGAAATGAAGAATGTTTTTAAAGGATTATACGGAATACTTTCAGACAACAAAGTAAGAATGACAAGAAAAGAACTTCGTGTTGCCGCAGAAGCATTGGAAATACTTCAAGGTGATGCACATATGAAGTATGTTGAAGACCTTACTAATAATCCATTGGAAAGTGGATTTAGAACTAAAGCAAGATCTACATTTTATATACTTAATGGACTTGCTCCTATTACTAATATTATTAAGAAACTAGATGGTATAATAAGACAGCATGAGTTAATTGAATTTGCTATTAAAGATGCAAATGGCACAGCAACATCTAAAGATATAATGTATCTAAGAAGATACGGCATAGATAAACAAGCCTCTATAGAAATATCTAATGCTAATTGGGAAAAGTCTGACAGTGGTATGTATTTGGCTAATACTGAAAAATGGACTACCTCACAAGAAACATTAGATAAGTTTAGAGTAGCAATAAACTCAGGTGTAAGTAACACTGTTGTCATGGGTACACCTGCAGACAAACCTATTATTGCAGATGGAGTTGCTTATATACCATCATGGATAGGTAAAAAGTTTGGTATGAAAGAAGATACTAGATATAGAGGATATAGCAGAATAGAAACTGGTTTAGCAGGATTGCCATTTCAATTTTGGTCATATAGCTTTGCTGCTGCAAATAAGATTACTGCAGCAATGGCTACTGGACAGGCAAAAAACAGGGCAGTAGCAGCAATTACAGCTATGGGTCTTGGTTATATGTCACTATCAATTAAATATGATTTAGCAGGAACAAGTTATATTTGGGATAAAATGTCTATTGAAGATAAAATGGCTAGATCGTTTGATTCATCAGGTTTAGGTGCAATGTACAGTGATTTATTTTATACAAGTATGCAAACATCTTTAGCTTTAGGTGGCCCTGATATATCTATGGGATTGCTTCAGCCTAAGTTTCCACAAGAAAAAAGTTATGTTGATGCATTTACTGGAATAGGTGGTGCAGGGCCAAGTATAGGTTATGATTTAGCAGAAGGAGCTTATAAATTTGCAGTAGATGGCGATATGAAGGGAGCCTCACAATTCATAAAAAACTTGCCTTATATGCGATTATGGTTTATTCGTGATGAAATGAATCAATTAGGTAGGATGCTGCAGGATACAGATGAGGGTGACATAAATAGAATTTTAAGGAATAGATTCTAATGACTATAGCATTAAGTGATAACACACCACGAATAAGTTACTCTGTAAGTCAGGGTGTAACACAGACATCATTTACAGTTCCATTTGTTTTCTTTGATGGATCTTCAGATTTAAATGTATATGTTGATAACGTAGAAAGAACATATGATGCTTCTACTTCTAACACTACATTATACACTGTTAGTGGTGGTAGTGGCTCTACAGGAACAGTAACAACTACAGTAACAGGTGCTACAGGTGGCAGTACAGTTATTATAACTAGAGATGTACCACTAGCACGTACTACAGACTTTCCTTCATCAGGTGCATTTGAGATAGCCAAGTTAAATACTGAGCTTGATACTTTACTTACTATGATAACTGATGCTGATGACGAAAACTCAAGAGCATTAAGATTACAAGATTCTGACTCAGCAGTTAGTCTTACCTTACCATTAAAGGCAGATAGATTAGGAACTGTTTTAGGTTTTAATGCTACTACTGGTGCTGCAGAAGCAGGGCCTACAATAGCTGATGTTAGTTCACTAGCACAGATAACAACAGATATATCAACACTAGCTGATATTGAAGATGGCACAGATGCAACAGATGCTATTCAAACAGTAGCAGGGATATCAGGTAACGTTACTACAGTCGCAGGTATCTCAGCAAATGTGACAACAGTCGCAGGAATAACAGCTAACATAGCCTCTGTAGTATCAGACGAAGCTGATATTGGTACAGTAGCTACAAATATAGCTAGTGTTAATACAGTGGCTACAAATATTGCAGATGTAATTACAGTAGCCAACGATCTTAATGAAGCTGTATCTGAGGTTGTAACTGTAGCTGATGATTTAAATGAAGCAGTATCAGAGATAGATACTGTTGCAGGTAGTATAAGCAATGTCGATTCAGTTGGAACAAACATAGCCAATGTAAATACAGTAGCTGGTATTAGCTCTAACGTAACTACTGTAGCAGGAATAAGTGGCAATGTAACAACAGTGGCTGGGATTAGCGGAAATGTATCTACAGTTGCAGGAATAAGTAGTGATGTTACAACAGTTGCAAATGATGGAACAGATATAGGAACAGTCGCAACTAACATTACTAACGTGAATACAGTTGCAGGTGTTAGCGGAAATGTAACAACTGTTGCAGGTATATCAGCTAATGTTACTTCAGTAGCAGGAAATGCAACAAACATAAACACAGTTGCAGGGGATACTACTGCAATAAATACTGTTGCTAATGATGCAACTGATATAGGAACTGTGTCAACAAACATTGCTAACGTAAATACTGTGGCAGGTATATCTGCTAACGTAACGACTGTTGCAGGTGATACAGCAAATATTGGAACACTGGCTACAAATCTTAATGGCACAGATACTATAGGAACTGTTGCAGGGTCTATTAGTAATGTTAACTCTGTTGGTGGTTCTATAGCCAACGTAAACACAGTGGCAAGCAACCTTGCTTCAGTAAATAGCTTTGCTAATACCTATCGCATTGCATCTTCAGCACCTACCACATCATTAGATGTAGGTGACTTATACTTTGATACAACCTCAGATACACTAAAAGTGTATGGTGCTAGTGGATGGCAGAGTGCTGGGTCATCTATAAATGGTACATCACAAAGATATCACTATGATATTAGTGGTACTCCAACAAGTGTAACTGGAGCAGATGCTAATGGTAATACATTAACATATGATGCAGGTTATGTAGATGTGTACGTCAATGGTGTGCGTATGTCAGATGCTGATATTACAGTTACCAGTGGAGACACAGTAACATTTACAGAAGCTCTAGCTGATGGAGATGAGGTAGATATAGTTGGCTATGGTACATTTAGTGTAGCCAGTTTGAACGCAGATAACCTAGACAGTGGCACAGTGCCAAGTGCTAGGGTAAGTGGTGCATATACTGGTATTACTAGTGTTGGTACATTAACTAGCTTTGCATCTACTGGTATAGATGATAATGCTTCAAGTACAGCAATTACACTAGACAGCAGCGGCAACGTGGGCATTGGTACGACAAACCCTGCTACCTTTTCAGCAATACCTGCAAATAGACTTGTAGTTGGGACTGGTTCCAGCGATGAAGGTATTACCATTTATAGTAGCACTTCTACTGCAGGAACCTTGGCTTTTGCTGATGGAACATCTGGTGATGCTGAATATAGAGGATTTGTTCAGTATCACCACAATGGCGACTATATGCGATTTTTCACTGCCGCCACAGAACGCATGAGAATAGACAGCAGTGGCAACTTGTTGGTGGGTACTACTAACGTTAGTCCTGCTAATGGTAATGTACAAGGTATAGCATTAAAAACAAACAATGCTCAATTTTCAGCAAATGCTAATAATGCACTTACTCTCAATAGAATGACTGATGATGGTAATATTATAAAATTTAAAAAAGCAGGAACTGATGTAGGAAGTATTGGTACTTTTGGTTCAGCCCTTTATATTTCATCTCCAGATGGTACAGATGCAGGTTTGCGTGTTGGTAACAGTACTGTTTTACCAGTTACAACAACAGGCGGATTAAGAGATAATGCTATTGATTTAGGTAGTGCTTCTGCACGTTGGAAAAACCTCTACCTATCAGGTGGTGTATACTTAGGTGGCACTGGTTCAGCTAATTATCTTGATGACTATGAAGAGGGAACTTGGACAGCAGGTTTTCAAGGTGCGACTGTTTCAGCCATAAATACAACAGGTTATTATACTAAAATTGGTCGTACGGTTTTTTTTAATTATTACACTGATGCAATGACTATAAGTAGTGCTAGTGGTTCTGCACTAATTAATGGCTTACCTTTTACTTCATCAAATTCTTCTCAAAATTATGGGTTATTTACTTATGTTCACGGAACAGCAGTTAGTAATTCAAAAGGTGGTTTTGTTTCAAAAAATGCTACACATATGACTTTTATAACTGATAATAACACAAATTCTGCTACTTATGTGAATGGAACAAGGTATGCAATGGTTGCAGGTTTTTATTTAACAGATTCATAATAACCCTATTGGACATAGGGTAGTCAGTCCAAACCAAAGGAGATAAAAATGGCTTTAACAGAAGAGACAATACAAGACAAGATAGAAATCGTAGGTGACTTTAAGCACGTTCAAGTAAGAACTGCCACAGTCATCAAGAGAGATGGCACAGAGATAAGCAGAAGCTTCTCAAGGCACGTTGTTGCACCTGATATAAGTGCAGATGACTTAGCCAATGAGAGTGCAGAAGTACAAGCAATATGCAATGCAGTACATACAGATGCAATCAAGACAGCCTATGCAGAACATTTAGCTAACCAAGAGGTGTAGCATGACAAGAGCAAAAGACATATCCAAGATAGTCACTGATGCAGACCTCAGTGGTACTCTTGATGTAACAGGTGACTTAACTGTAGACACAGACACACTTCATGTTGATAGCACAAATAATAAAGTTGGCATAGGTACTACTAGTCCTTCAGGAAAATTTCAAGTTGATGGAGGTCGTTCTTATTTTTCAGCAAATTCAGATGCCTTTGCACTTTATTTAAGATATAATACTAGTACTGCTGGAGTTTTTGTTGGCTCACCTGCAACAGATACATTTACTGTGTCTAGGTCAGGTGGTCAAGAACATTTCCGTATTGACAGCAGTGGTCGCACTGGTATTGGGATTACTGATAACTTTAGAGGTTTTTTAAACGTCTTTAATGGCGATGACTTTAACACTGCGACAAACGGTAATTGCGACAACATTTATTTAGTCTCAGATGCTACAAGTGGTGATAACGTATATGGTGCATCTATAGCCTTTAGTCGTGTTCAGTATCCAGATAGAAGAGGAGCTGCAATAGCCTCAGTTCAAACTGGC